GTCAATTCAGTAATGTATACTACAGAGTTGCTTGATCCTGCTCTTAGCCCTGCAACGCGATCTCCTCCACTCACACGCACATAATGAGGCCAGTCCTTTATAAAGTATCCGCCTGATCCAGAAGTCGCCGCATCACCATGTTTTGTTATCTTAATAAATACAGGCTCACTTGCATTAATCATGATTGCGGTACATTGTGCAGATATAGCATCGCTCAATAGTACTGAGCTATCAGTAGCAGTAAACGTATAGTTAAAATTGTTTAATCTGTATAAATCTGCCATCATTATTTCCTCTATAGTTTTGTTGGTGCAGTTCTAAAAAACTTATTGTCTGGGTCATTTAAATATTTAGCCAGCAACTTAGGGTCTTTATCAATTGCTCCATTAGTTTCGTTCTTCCATTGCTCATAGACATTAAAAGGAATAGAGGCTACCTTATGCCAGTCCCCTCTTTTGCCTGTTGTTAGCTTATCCCCATATATATTATATTCTTTTTTATTCTGCTCTATAGTTGGAGTAACATCCTGATATGTAGTTATAGATATTTCTCCATCAGGCTCTTCTATCCATTCCTGATGTCTATAAGGCATTACATCTAATAGCTTACCTGATCTTCTTTTCATCCTACTAAAAATCCCTTGCCGCCTATAGCTTTAGTCTGGTCTTTAGACCATTCTTTTAAATGCTCTTCAGCAGTCTTCTGTTTAGGTTTATCTGGTGCTTTAACTTTTTTAGCACCAAACACTTTCTCTAATTTACTTTCGTTTCTCGGAACCATAAAGTCATCACCCATTTTTCACCCTCATGTGGCGGCAATCCTTGATGCAACGATAAATCATGCGCCTGATTATTTTCATCTACATTCCCAAACATTAATAATCTTCCACCAATAGATCCGATAATTAAATTTAATTTTGGAAATGCAGTAGATCCACCTACAGCGTTATTTAAATACAATAGACAAGTTAATAACCTTTGCCCACCATTCTCAAGATGCACTCCATCTAGTGCGTCATAATGTGGCTTATACTCTTGGTCATTAGTATAGCGCAAAACATTAATAGGCTCTGCTCTTTCTAATGGTATGGCTGCTATATCTGCAATCCTTTGGCATACCTCTGGAAAGTCAGAGTGACTAAGCCAAGTTCCGTGAGAAGTTCTATCTTTATCTGGAACCAAACCGTCATCTGTTGCTACTGTACTTCTTTCTAGTTTACCTCTTGAATGTTCAATGATTTGATTGCATTCTTCAGAAGAGATAACACCATCTACTACCGCAATGGTAGGAGTCTTAACATACACAAACATTTCTACCCCTTATTTAAATGGATCTTCTACCTTATGCTTAGGACTATTGCCCGGAGATTTATATCCAGACTTGCCTGTTTCCAAGCTCTTGATGGCTTTCAATAAACCTTCGTCACCACCCCTGCTTACAGGGGAGTATAAAGTGATTGGACCCTCTACTTCTTTTTTCTTGCTCATTAGCCTTTCTCTTTTTGATTGTCTTGACCTTTGACGTTACCGCCAGTGCCTAGTTTAGAAATGATGCCTGTTATACCACCGTAAGCATCCCCAGAACTCTTAAAAGATTTGTCAGCCTTAACTCCTGCCTTACTATCTGACCAACTTTCAACGCCTTTTTTCATAACTACCTCCTCACATAATGTAAAAATACTTGGGCTAGTTTACTGCCCTCAAATTTATCCCTCCAGTGAGGGCTTTCGATTCCTTTGTAGATAAGTCCATCTCCTACATCTAGGTCTATCTTCCTACCTCCGTAAGTTAAGTCTCTACCCTCATTGAAGGGATCTAAATAGATAGGCCATATGTCCTCATTTAATTCTCTTCTTAAAGTTAAGGTAACACTAAACTCACAATTATGTTTATCCGTATGCTTCTTTAACACATCACCTTTTTTATAAACCCTAAGATAAGAGTATGTTGGAATTAACTCTACTCCAGTATGCTTTTCCATGTCAGGCAATAAATAACATAGTAAGTTCTTCATTGCTAAGTCATCATGCCAAGCAGGAGTGTTAGGTATCTGGTCGTCTACAAATCCGTGAGTCTCTTTTGTTGGTATGGCATCAGGAAGTGTCGCTTTGTTATAGGCATATACGCCAAGAAAATCCAACAGTTCACCAGTTAATAACCCCCTTATTGTTTTAAATCTAGTATGCCCAAGAGACATATGAATATCTTGCTCCTTTAGTTACAGGCTCTACTCTATGTGGATACATGAAGTTAGATGGAAATATAATTACATCTCCCCTTTCAAAAGGAATGACTTGATCTCCCCACATTACAAACTCACCACCTTCAAAGTCTTCATTTAGTTGTCCTACAATGGACAACATCGGGATACCTTTTACATTTCCATCAAACAACGAACTAATATGGTCACAGTGTTCTGCCATTTGGTGAGACTCAGCATACTTTAAAAACTTTATCACTGAATAACCATTCCACCCATCAAACCACTTATAACCAAAACTTCTTACATACTCTGTTAATGCTTTTGATAAACTATTTATAATAACATTATTAATATGAGCATGATCCTCACTCCAGTCAGGGCTTTTAAATCCTATAAATTCTGGTTCTGCATTTCCAGAAGGCTTAGACTTAACTTCTCTTTTCCATCCAAAGCCATGTTCAGGATCATTTGTTTCATAACCAGTAAAGTCGTGACTTTTCCACTGGCTTTTCTTTAATGTCTCTAAAGCGTACTCACAAAAATCTACACTTAAAAAACGTTTCTTGTGAAATAAATAATCTTTTATATTTTCTTTCATAAATAAGTGGGGACTTTTACGCCCCCACTCTTACACCTATACGTCAGCCAAGAAACCGTTAGCCGCTTGGTTCTTAGACATAAGACCGTACTCAGCCAGAATCATCTGCTTTATACTGTCCCCAGTCTTTGCTAGACTTTCAGTCATGAACGGACGTAAATACGCCACAGCCCAGAAATCAAAGTCTATAAACCAGCAGTCTCGCGCTCTCTGGAACCGATCTGGAATTATTTTAAAAGTTCCAAAGTCGGAAACATAAACGTCAACAGATGCCACAACATGAGCAGGTGCAGACTTATCTGCTGCTGTCCTTAGTTCTGACACTGTTTGGGTTAACGCCGAAATCACCTGCTTATTAGCAGAGCCAACAAGAATGGTGTCTGGAGTTCCACCGCTATCAAAACATTCTTTGATTACGGTTTTCATTCCAGCTTCGGTTAGTGTCCCTGTTGATGTAGCATCACTAGCAGTATCCGTACCATTACCGCTAGAAGCCGAACCTAAACCGGGTGGTGAAGGTGCGCCTCCTAAAGTGTGGTAATTGGTAGCTACCCATGCACCTAGACCTGCTGTCGTTCTAGCGGTCGCAGGACCGGGGCTTGGGCCAGCACCAGCGGATTGTGCTACGTTATCCATCAACATCTTTTCCATATCGCGCTTCATTTCTTTAGCACGTTTCGCTAACTGATACGCTTGGGAAGATTTACGCCCAGCAAAATTAACGGCCTCGGCTGTTCCAGAAGTCTGGACGGCTTTAACCGATATTTGGGTATAATTCCCCACCCTTGTGGGTTCGCTTACAGCGGTAGAAGTTGGATCATCACCTTCAGTGGAGCGATTAGCCGCCGCCGCTGTTAGTGAGTCCGTCTGCCACTCAAAGTAAGTATTCTCAGCAGTCTCTCGACCACAACCACTTAGGAATGGTGTCTCAGTTGGCGAAATATTATAGATGATATTACTAAGATCTTCCCTGATGCCTACAGCACCATAGGTTTCCCTAGTATTTGTAGGAATAGCCATAACATTTCTCCTGTTTTAAAGTTCAACAAAGTCCTCAAATAATCCTACTGCGTCATTTACATGACCTGACTCTCTGAGGCGTTTCATTTTGTTTTGACGCACAGCTTTATTGCTAGCTTTCTTTTCAACACCTTTGCCACTTTTAACAACTTTAACATTTTTCTTTACCTTTTTAGTTTTAACGTTGTTAGCTTTCTTTTTGTCGTCCTCCCACGCTTTAGCTTGCATCATGATTAGGATAGAACGATGATCAAATAACTGACCAAGCTCTTCATCTGTAAAACCTTTTGATAAAGCAAATTCCCTTAGTCCTTTAGCTAAAACCTTTTGTTTCTCTGGTTCGCCCCAAGCTGGCAATATAGTTGCTAGTTTTTGGTATTCACTTTGCGCCCATTGATTAAACTGTTGCTGTTGAACTTCGGCTTGTTTCTGTTGTTCGTATTGAAATTTCTGTTGTAGCTTTTGTATATTGTCTTGAGACTCACGATATTCATCCCGTTTAGTAAGGTACTCTTCCTTATCTTCCGCTTTCAATCGTTCCCAGTCAATATTTTCATACTCTTGTAGACCAGATAAGTTTAACTCAACTGCGCTACTTAAAGTATTAATGTACTCCTGTCGAGCTTGCTGTGTAGCCTCAATTTCTTGCTGATAATATCGTCCAGCCTCATCAAGTTTTTTGCGATACTCACTTAGCTCTTGCGTCTTTTTTGTATAATCCTGTTGTCGAGAATATCCATTTAAGAGTTCTTCTTCAGTAACCTCAAACTCTTCACCGTTAACCTTAACAGTGTAAAGATCAGGTGTGTTGTCCTCCTCTTCAGTGATTTCTTCTTCGACTTCGGATTCTTCTGAGTCCTCCTCCTCTGCTTTTAATTCCTCATCAGACTCTTCTTCAGATGTCTCTAATGATTCCTCTTCAGCTTCGGTCGATTCTTCAACGTCTTTTATCTCTTCAGACGTTTCGGCTTCTTGCTTTTTCGGATTCTCCTCTTCAGGTTCCGATAAAGATAGAAACGCATTTTGCGCCTCCCTTATGCTTCCTTCTGGAAAGTTTGGGGAAGGTACTGCTGGTTGCGGTTGCTGTTGCGTATCCGCCATAATAAACTCCTTTAATTAGATAAATGGGTGTTGCTTTTCAAGAACCTTGTTCATGTGTCCAGTTTCAACTATAGACTTTATATGACCTTCGATTCTATCAAGCAGTCTCATTGCAAGCCAGATTGACTCTCTAGCTTCAACTTCTGTAGAACCGCTGTGACTCCAGCGATCCAGTAAATCTTTTTTTATTACATCAAACGACTCATTAAACAACGGATCATCTAGGAGAGACTTAGCTCTCCTTTCCCTCTCATCAGGTAACATTAAGTTGCTCCTATCGCTACTGCTCTATTTTGTTCTCTCTCTAAGTTAAGCTCCTGCTGTTTAAGACTGGAGTCAACTTGTAACTTTTCATATTCTTGTTGGATCTTTTGCGCCTTTAACTGAAGCTCTCCAGCTTTAATCTCTAGCTCTTGTCTTTTGATTTGAGCCTCCATTAAATCTGCTTGCTCTTTCGGTGAAGGTTGTTGCTGTTGAGGTGGCATATTAGCAGGATTAGTTAAGTAATCATCAACATTTTGAAAGCCCATTGATCGAACTAAAGCCGCACCTAAGTTATACATATTCTGCTCATTAACAATTCTTAGGCCGCCCTTCATGGCTTCTCCTGCAAATTGCAACATTCTTGAAAGGTGAGCCATTTGCTGATCTTTGTTCCCATTACCCAAAGCAACTGACACAGTGCAATCAAACCTATCATTCCAAGCGTCAGGACGAACAGGAACCCACTGATTGCGTAACATAACAACTCTTTCATGGTCTTGGTTTTTAAGTAATAACTCATAAATCCTCAGCATTAAATCTTTAACACCTGTCTCTGCAAAATTCCTGGCAATCAATTCTACTCTACTTTGAGCCGCACCCATGACAGCATTAACAGCCGTAGCTGTAGTATGGGATGTTAAAGCATTCTCATTTAATCCTTGTGACATTCTTGACACACCAGCCCTAGACTCTCTAACTCCATCTAAGTATTCTAACATCTGGAATGAGTAAGGCTCTAATGAAGGTGTAGCCAAAGGTGTAACTGCGTTTGGAGACTTAACCCTTACCACACCACCGGGTCTTTGCGTTAAGAGGTCATCAAGGTTAGCCTGACCCTCCAAAATTGCATACCTCCCAAAGTTCTGGTTATACATATTGTCCATAAGATTACGCATTAACGTACTCTTCATTAGCTGAATATCCATCACTAGATCAGCTATAGACAAACCAAAGAACTTATGCGGTATCTTAATTGGAGTAATAGATACAAAGGGTACTACATCAATCTCTTCATTCTCAAGAACAGTAGAGCCAACTAAACAAACCTTTCTTAATTCTGTTATTCCATCACCATCATAATCGGTTTTAAGAAAGCACTCATGTAACCAGTAAGTTCGTAGCCCTTGCTCACCATACTCATCTCCACCCCATCCTTCCCAGTATCGGGCAGACTTATCAAAAGCATAGCGTTCTAATCTTTCGGCAGAGAACTGCGTCATATCTTCATCGCCAGCACCCAATTCATCTGCATCTAAGTCTGCGTCAGGATACATCTCCCTTAATTCTGATAATGTCTTTTCTACTCTGTGACAAATAAATCTAGCACTCTGTATATCTTTTGATTCTCTAGAAATAAGGAACTCAGAAGGAGGAACATTTTCTATTTTAACTCTACCTGTTTTTCTTGTTCTGCTTATAATGACATCATGATAAACAGTAACACCCATCATCTGATCTTCTTCTATATATTCTTCGTGATGAATTTCTTCTACATCAGGGTTAGATATTAGAATTTCATACTCCATATCATCAAGATGAGAGTATTCTTCTCTCTGTGGTTCATCATAATCATCCCACCATACTTTGACTATTCCATTCTTACTTAATAAAGCATCTGTAAACCATGAGTACAGAATCTCCCAACCGGGATTATCTTTAGTGAATACATAGTTAACGTAATCGGTAGCTTGTTCAGCCATAGCTACATCTTCTGGACCATGAGGTGTAAACTTAACCATCTCATCACCAGAAGCAAAGACCCTCATTAAAGAAGGTTTAATCCACTCCACTGTATCCTGCACTGTAGAGTCTACATACTGTGACCTACCCTCAACCTCATTGCCGAAAGGTAAGCTATAGTAATATTCCATAGCTTGCTCTCTCTGCTGAGAGATTGTATCGCCCATATACCCAAGCGAATCCGTAATCTCTCCCCGTATCCTAGTAACTAGTTCGTCATCTGATCTATCTTTTGCCATTAAACTATTCCGTAATTCCCATAATTAACCTCTTGCGTCCATGTTGGATCTTTACCAGATACAGCAAAACGCTGTGATTGAAATGCGTATCGTGTTGCAGACATAAGATCATCCCTAATTGGTACAACCTTATTAAATTTTCTGTGATACATTCTAAACTCTTCAAACCAATCTGTTAGAGTTGAGAATACCTTAAACTTATCAGCCTCTATAGACTGGAGCATCGCCATCAAGCCTTCCTCAACAGAATTAGAACCTTTATTTGTTCCCAATGCTGGTGGGTTAGAAAAGTGTTCCAATAAAAAATTACAACCTAAGTTCCTGTACTGGTCAGCAAGCCCCGGATTCCCCATGCTATCCCTGCGATTACCGTCATGTGGGTAGGCTATAGGAATAAAATGCGGTCTTACTCTTATGTTCTCCGCATGAACCGATGGACTTGCTTTTGATGCTCTATAACAGTCATATACATAAAATGTATCTGTTTCAGTGTCAATTGCACACCAAACTACAGCCGTAGGATGGTCCCAACCAAAGTCTATTGCCGCTATTCTCGGCCAATGTTCCTCAATATGAAGAGGATCTATCATAACTTTCTCTTCACCAAGGGGGAATACAAGCCCAGAACCTATAGATGGTCTGCCATTTCTTCTCATATCCCTCTCATGTGGCGAATAAGAGGAAAGAATTTGTTGCATAACAGATTCATTTAAGTGACCATCTAACCCATTCATGGTCTTTACTTTCTCAGATGCGTCATCCCATGTCGCATTTATCAAAGCCTGACCACTCTGAAGGTTATTCATAAAGGATGCAACTGTCTCGGTCATCCCACTTTCAGGAGTGAAGGTCATGTAAACCATCCCCTTTCGGTCTAATGTCCTTGTAACTGCCTGAGAATAAATATCTCTTGATGGTTCTTCGTCCAACCATATACAATCTACACTACGTCCTTGCCATTTTTCTACACCCATTTCATAGGCTTTAAAGAATAAAGAAGAGTTCCCACCAGAAATATGCTTTACGAGGGCCACACTCTTAGCATTTGGGACTCCGGGCTTTCTTTCTGTTTTTATAATCAGGTCTTTAGGGATTGTTCCTGACCCGAAAGCCTCTGGATCATCGGGGGAACCCAATAATTCAAACTGTACAATGTCTCTTGTGGTTTCATTTGAGACTCCACCTGCCCATGCTACGATGGGTTGACGGTACACTCTACCCTCCCACCACTCAGGATAGATCCCTGTAAGGTGGTAACTTAACTCCATACTGCCACAATAAGACTTCCCTATGCGGTTTGCCGCCATGAGAAGCCTCTGGTTGGCCTCTGAGCCGCTTTTATGGAAGTTTAGCTGGTAGGGGTAGGGGTCGTAAGAATTGATCTTAGAGAAGCGTTCTCTGCGTCTTTGCTCCTTTAATAACTCTACAGCCCTAGTGTTTGAGGAGCGAGTCGAGTTCCCTTTGGATCTCTTCATCCGACATTTTTTCCACTGTAGTTTGTTCTATTCTTTCTACAGGTTTTAATCCTGCTCTATCCAGTAAATCCTTGATCGCACCAAGGCGTACCGAATCGCTCTCTGACGATTCCGCCAGTTCTGATAAGTATTTGATACTGGAAGGCACATGGTCTGCCAATACTTTTTGAGTCTGCTCATTAATCTCTTTCCTTAAAAGATTTTTTAATTCATAGCCTTTCTGTTTAGCTGTCTTTTCCGAATAGCCAGCCTCGATTGCAGACTGGGTAGCATTACCTGTCTTGCTATAAATCTCTACAAATTTATCTTGTCGTTCTGTCATCAGAAAAACCCATACTGTCCTTGCATTTCTCGTTCCCTAAATTTACGAGCCTCTTCTTGCGTCCTCATTCTTTCTAACATCTGTTGATTTAACTGTTCCAATCTAGCCTCTTCTGCTCTTCTATCTTGAATCGCTTTTGCTCTAGCTTCAGCTATTAATCTAGCCCCTTCTCTTTCTTGTTCTCTCTGTCTTGCCTGAGCTTCAGCCGCCTCTCGTGCGCTTCTTGCACTTTCTTCGGCTTGTCTTTGCTCTTCTCTTTGTCTTGACTTCTCTTCAATTCTTCTTAGATCTGACTCGCTTGGGCCTTGATCTGGCACATCAACCTGCAATACGCGAGATTCTACAAAATCATCCCATTCGCTAGGTCTGATAGTATCATCTATTGCAAGAGCCGCTTGAAATGTTGGGTTTACTAAATACTCCTCTTGCAAAGGAGCCTCTATATTTTTTCTCATAAAATCAGGCTCAACAATAGGCATATTGCTGTTAAGATTAGGTGCGTCAAAGATCCTAATCGTATCGGCATCCATTATAGTTCCACTAGCCCAAGGCTCTACAGTATCTTCTTGCCTAAAAGGGTTACGAAATGGTAAAAAACCAATTGGATCTACTATGGGTCTTGTATCCATCATCCCCTCATGTATCACTCCACCCGGATTCCACTCTGGCACTCCAACGCCATACTGAGTTGGCTCTTCTCTAGCACCTTTAAGTGGCCCTAAAGTAGGGGGAGTAATCGCATCTAAAACAAGACTCGGTGTGGTCAAGTCTACTTGTCCTGCAATATCGGAACCTATTTCACCCCAGCCCCAATTATGAGGATGAGTAAGGCCAGAATCATCATAATACTCTGATACCTGTTGAGGTATATTTGAGATAAAGTCCCTTCCAGACTCATAAAGGTTAGTTCCAAAGTCTACAAAGTCTTTGGTGGACGGGAGTATTCCACCCCAATTATACAGGCTTTCACCTGCATCACTCACCAATCCAGAAAAATCTAACCCTTCATCCATTATTTTTTCTTTTTCTTCGCTTTATTGTAAGCCGCATATCCCTTCTTGGTATAAGGATAATGTTTGGTCTTACCTGATTTAGTCTTTAGTTTGGGCATAATATCCTCCTAGACGCTCTATAAGGCCCGTCACGGGCTTTTCTCGGTTGACCCCTTGTTACCCCTAGGGTTCATAATTATTTTAAGCTGACGTAATATATCGTCATCTCTATCTTGTGGTGTGTCAAATGGACCACCATGATAAAAGTAATGTTTTTCTGGAGTTGATAAATAAAAGTATAAAGTTTTATCAGGCTTAGAATAACGCTCTATTCTGATGTCAGATCCGTCTACATAGCCGAAATTAGCGGCACTTCCTTTCATCCATTCAAACATTAATACTTCTTGTCATCAGAAAAATCCATACCTTTTCTTGATGAAACCTTTAGGCAGGGTTTTACTTGATCCTGTAAGATCTGGTGGTAATGCTCCGCCACCACCGAAACTTCGTCCGCCACCCTTCTTTGTTCCCTTCTTTCTTCTAACAAGTTTTTTTGTTGGCTTGTCATCCTTCTTCTCAAGGTTCAGTTTTGCGTCTATTCCTAATTCACTGTAATAAGGTTTCATATAATCTGGAACATTGACCATACCTTCTATAGGTCGCCCACCTTCCTGAAGTCTCTTTTCTTCCATTGCTCGTTGTAATAGTTCCCATGACTCTCTATATCTAGGATCTCCACCAGAAAATAACCACTCATCATATTCTTGGGGATAACCGAAGTCTGCGCCTTCGCCATAATCGTAAGTATGCTTGGCAGATGCCATTTTATCTAATTCTTCTATTATTGATCGCCATAGTGGGTTCATAAGATGCTCCTTGGGTTACCTAAAATGTCCCTCCGCTGTGTGGATAGGATATATATATAACAAAATACAGCAGGTGGGGTATCCCCCCCCTATACTTACACCCCCCTACGTGTCCCCCTAGGACACGTCAATGCTCCGCTACAGACAGGTCGCATTGATCCCCTCGTCAACAGCACTCGGGTACAGCAAGGCTCTCGCAAGCTCGGCTCTATAACATCCCAACAGCAAACCAATAACACAAACCTCAGGAATGCGCTATTCGCTTATCAATCCACAGCCACAGCTAGGATCTCGCAAGCTCGACTCTCTATAAACTAGAACCTTAGGTTCGTTGGTTTGAACTGGCGTGTGTGTGTGGGGAAAGGATATACCAAAACATAGGGGAGAAACAGCGTCTCGCTCGATTAAAGCTTTCCCTTCTATATACATACAGGTTCGCTTACATGATATCTAGGAGCGACATAACTACGAGTCGCTTGTGCCTCTATAGTAGGTTGCAATCATGTCAACAGTGTTCTTTCTATTAAAGCCTATATATTGGCTAATAAGGAAGATTGGCGCGAAAATGAAGGGGAATTTTATTCTCTTTAGGCCTGTAATTAGTCTTAAATATAGGTACATTTTCTACGATCTTTCGACTAGAATATAGGTTCCAAATAAACTTACACAGGAGACAATAACAATGTCCAAACTATTCAATCGAGTATTAAACGTATGCAAAGAACTAGAC